TGAGTTTTTTCTTCAGACATTACTAAAGAAAATCCAGCGTTTTGGTTTGACATATTGGTATACTCCCAATACCACTTACCAGTAGACATCCCAAATGTACTTTCTGTGTTCATTAAGGCTGCGTTTCCAGAGGATGTAGGCTGTATAAACGCTAGGTTTCCTTCCTTATAATCAATTAAACTGTCGTGAGTCCCCGCAGTTGTAGGATTCAACGTAGCAAAATTATTCGTTGGACTGTCAAATACGAGGTCGTGATTACTAAATGCCATTTTTTATTTTCTCCTAGTTTTGTTCTTTTAGTTTGCAGCCCAATGGTTGTTGTTACCAGAGACATCATTGATTTGTGTGATTGTTGTTCCGTTGTATACTATGCTTGCAGGACTGAAGTCAAGATGGAATCCGTTTGTGCCGTAAGTGGTAGTTACACTATTTTCTCCAGTAGAACTTGTACCATCAAATGCTTTTGGTATCCAAATAGTTCCAGTAGAATCATATTTTCCAAAATACCCTGATGAAAGTGCTTGCCCGTCAATAAATTGGATGTTTGCTAGGTAGCAATCTTTAATAATTGGTTGGGAAGCATAAGCATAACGTCCAATATAATAAGTATATGAATGCCCAATAGCAGATGTACCACTACTCGCATCAGTAGTAGTTTCGGTATCAAAGCTAGTAATTTGTACACCATTTACATACAGTTTAACACGGTCATTCCCTGTTTGATTCGTGTAATCTATTGCCACTACAATATGATACCAAGCACTTAAATCACGATACATACTAGAAGTAGTACGTTGATAACGCAGATTAAAAGCATCTGGTGAAAACCCCCAAGTCAACAATTTTTGAGAAGTTTCATAACCTATTAAAAATATTCTGTTAGTATCTGCTGAAGCACCTGCACTGAAAAGAGCATCGGTATGAGCAGATGGAGTTAATGTTGCCCTCTTAACCCACATACTGATTGTATGTATCAGTTGATTACCTCCAGTAAACGGTCTACTCAAATAACTAGACCCATCAAACCGTAAACTATTACCAACAGTTGAAGTGTAAAAAGAAGAACCAGTTGCAGTCAAATCAAACAAATATGTGGCAGCTGCTGATACTGAATCACCAGATTCACCTGTAGCAGTTGCTGTAACTTCAAAACTATTTCCTGTACTATTTGCTGTAATTCCTTCTGGAAAGGTTGCGGTGAGAACACCTGTGTTTTCATCAATAGAAACCGTTGCTCCAGAAGGAATATTTGATGAAGTTATTGCGTATGTTATAGTATCATTTGGATCAGTAGCTGCAGCTGAAATAGTAGATGTTGTGAGTGAAGTAAAATCACGGTCTCCACCTTGATAATCTACAGTACCTAAAGAAGTTGAAGTTGCAGGTGTAAAGTCATTTACACCTATTTCAATGTATTCAAATACATCTTGTTTAATTGCACTTGATTTACCATAACCACCTGTTCTATTATTAGGATTTGTAATTTTAATACCTAATCTTTCATCTCCTGTAGTTGCAGAAAGAGTGATTAATCTGCTTATAATTGCTGATGTTGTATCAAATCTTATTTCTGTTGCACTTTGCCAAGAAATATTATTTACTGCAAGTTCAGTAACATCATCTCCTTCAACTAAAACAATTGTTGGATCATTTAAAGCATCATCTTGTTTGAAAAATGTTCCATATAAACGTATAGTTTGACCAGTAATAGAAGTCAGATTAGCTGTGTCAACTTGAGTTACTCCATCATCAACACTAACATTTGTGATGGTTGGTGCAGAAACTTCTCCTTCAAGTGTGATAACAAAGTTTCTGGCGAATGTTACTTCTGGTTGAGAAGAATCTTCCAAAGTTCTTGTTTTTGCCTTTGCAGTAATTTCTATTGTATAATTTTGTGTTGTATCAGCAGTAGGGAATGTGGTTTGTGTTCCCGTCAAAGCACCACTATTTGGATCAATTGATAACTCGGTTAATCCAGCATCATCAGTCAATTCGTAAGTAATAGTGTCATCAACATCAAGAGATGTTGCCAAAATTGTATTGTTTGTTAAACTTGCAAAGGTTTCATATGATGTACCACTAATGGTATTATTTGGATGTGAAACAGTACCCAAATTAGTATCAGCTGCAAGAGAGAAATTTGGTCTTGGAGCATATTGCAATGCATCAGAAACAAGAACAAATGAACCATTTGAATTATTGACTTTAATATCAAATCTATCATCAAATGATGCACCACTACCACCAGAAGTAGTAATTACACTATCAGGAACAACAAACACAATTTGATTGTCAGTAATAGATGTAGGTGTTATAGAAGTGGAAGGATTGGTGCTATCTATCATGTCAACAGTAGCACCTTCCATGAATCCAGAACCTGTAATAGTAATTGTTCTTCCTGCTAATGGGTCCTCCGTATCTTGGAAATATGCTTGATTGTCCGCATTCAATATACCGCCAACATTAATTCTTGGTGTTGATGGAAGAAGTGCTTTTACAGTGTTCTCATTTGCAGCATCGGTTACAATCCAACCTTGTGTTGAATCTACATAAACCAGTTGTACACCACCTCTACTGGCACCAATATCTTTGTAATCAGTAGAACCATTAATTTTTGAACCATTTGGATTAATCTGAATGCGATTAGTAAAGTAACCATTTGCATTATCAATTCCTGTTCTGCTATTTGTTCCAGCATAGTCAACAAGTGAAACATAATTACCTTGTTGTGGATTAGCAGGAAGTTTAACAGTAACAGTTCCATTACCAGTATTTACAAAATATCCACTTGAATTAGAAAGCAAATATCCAGTTCCAGATGCACTACCTCCACCTGGAACATCATTACTATTATCACTGGTAGGTGTTAATATTGGAGTTGTTGTCCAATTAGTTCCGCCCACACCTTGTGGTAGGGTAACATCAAATGAAGAAAGATTTAGTGGATTTGCAAGTTTTGCAGCTGTAATTCCACCATCCGCTATGGCAGTAAGTTTAATTCTTGTTAATGGCATTCTCTTTGTTTCCCTTCAGTAATTTTTGTAGGTCGGCAGTACTTCCAACATATAGTGCATTTGTAACACTTCTTGGTCCAGTATTTGATTCTGATTTTACACTTTTCATTTTTTCTTGTAATATCATCAATTTGTCTGTTACATCAGCAACATTTTTAATCAGATTTCCTGCAACTTCATATGCTCTTGGTTGGTCGGATTCTCTTGCAATATTTAGTATTCCTTCAATTGCATCCTGTCCACGTTCTACCAATGTATAAAGATTCTCTCTCTGATATTTATAATCATTATTTATGTCTTCTTCATTTATTTTTGTTTTGGGAACAGATGGTGGAGTGACAACAGCTGTTGCAGTCTCCACAACATCAGCAATTCCAAGAACTTCATCAAGAGTATCTAATGTCTTATTCATCCTGCCCTGTTGTTGGGTTATAGGTTTTTGCATCTTCAAAATACGATGTTGTTTCGTTAAATCCAAAATCATCATCATCATATGTTGCAGTTATTGGATCAGGTTCAACGGTGTATCTTTGTTCTCTTGTTGGCGAAACAGTTGGTAAATTAGCATATTGATCAACTTGTACAGACTTAATGACCTTTTCAGATTTAACAGGACCATACAAGTAAAATTTAGCAGTGAAACTTAATGTATAAACAATAGATTTTCTTTGAATGTATTCACCTTCATATTCATCTTCATAAGTTATTCCAGTAAGAACAATTGGAACATCACGAATAATACTCATTTCTGGACGTTCATTAATTGTAATCACATATTCAGGCTGAAAAAATGGTAAAATTTGTTCAACAATTTGAAGTGCATCATCAGAATTTTTAGAGAAAACATACAATTCAAAATCTAGATTATATGGAACAGGCATGTATGAAGAAACTAATTGGTCTGCCTTTTCTATATTTTGTTTTTTGGTGACTTTGATTGCTTTGTTTAATTTTCTATTTGCATCATATGTTAGCGTTTTAATTTCAAATCCCATTCGTGGCAATGTGATTGCCACCTTTTTATTTAATTTAGGATCTTCTGTGAGTCTTGATAACCATTTTTGTTTTGGACCATATGCAAGAGGAACTTTCATTGACTGTGTTACATTTCCATTCCTATCTTTGCGTACTAAATGTATGTTGTTAAACATGCTTCCGAATGAAACCACGATGTCTCTTGTAGTTTCATGATAAAATTGTATACCGATCATGCAATTTCTCCAAATGGA